ATCATTGACAATATCCATACCAAAGAACTCCGTCCCCTGCAGGTCATCTGCTGCTTGCATCATCGAGTTGTAGTAATTGCCAACGTTGCGATAATATCGTTGCGTCTCCTCCTCTGCCAGTTTCAGCTTTTCCGTTATCTCGTTGATATGCTTGGCTAGTGCCTGCCCCTTCGCTCCCTCACGTTCTGCCTTCGACATTTCATCGTACTTCTTTGTGGCATTGGATAGCTGGGCACGCAACTGCTTCAAGCTGCCCTCCTGCTCGTTTTCTGTACGCACGTTGTTCTGTATCTCCTTCTGCAGGGCACGCACGTTGTACTGGTATTCCTTGATGGTTGCGTTGATGGCTTCCGTCTGCACCTTCATTTCGTTTGTCGAGATGGTGTTATCTTTTTCCTGCTGCTGCAAGTCCTTGATGGATTGCTTTAGCTGGTCTATCTTCTCTTTGTATCTGATGATGCCATAGATTGCATCCTCGTACTTGACCTTGATGTCAAGTATCTGCTGTTTGTCTTCACTTACCATAGCTTTTTTCTTTTAGTTGTTCAACTCTATCATTGTAACCTCGCAATATCCGCTGTTTGTGGTTTTGATTTCGAGAACCGCAAAATACGCTCCATACTGGGCAAGGAACACTGGCTTCGTTTCGTCAAAGTTCAGTATCTCCAAATCGGAAAGGTTGAACCGCTCCACAATGTGGTGTGGGTTCGCCACCGTCTTTCTCAGCTTCTCCAGTTTGATGTTGAAGATACTCTGTAGGTTGATGTTGAAAGCCAATGCCGCATAGCCGCTATCGTTCTTCGTCAGGTTCACGATTCTGTCCTTGCAAGCCTTGTACTTTGTAGCTCTCTGTGTTGTAATCTTGTTACCATTCCTTCCGATAGAAGCTGTTACGCTCTCCCACTCGTATATCGGTATGCGGTTTCCGTCCGTGGCTGCGAATGGCAGCGTACAAACGTCTTGCGTATACTCCAGCGTCTTGTTGTCTACGGTCATATCCGCATCGTGCTGCTGGTATACGGTATCGTCTGCCTTCCACTTGTAGATATTATGCTGGCAATATTCCTCTACGCTGAAATCGGTCTGCCTTGGATGGTTGCAGGCTTCGCTTGGGATGAGCTTCTTCGTCCAGTCCACAGCTTGTGCCTTGGCTTCCCATAGGCTCACGATGTCAGCAAACGCAAGTCTTCCACCGATAAAACGCTGGCTTGGGAACGTTGATGTCAGAATGCAGATACACTTCAAAAAGTCCGTTACCTTGATGTCGGGAAGGTTCTTGCCGATAGGGAAATTACCACCGTATGGTACTTCATCGCTCTGCTTGATGCTGGCAGACAACCGTCCGTTATAACCACGCAACCCTTTCAAAATTCCCTTTCCGTAGTGTTTGAACTCGAAGGTCACGATGTCACCCTCTTCAAGTTCTATCTCCCCTCGTCCTGCTGCAAGGTGTATGAATCGTCCGTTTACCTTGTCCGAGTCATAGTCTACAATATACCGTCTAGAATAAATATTATCTTCGTCTATCTCATCGCCTGCAATGTAGGTCTTGGTGTACTCGCTTTCCTCTTGGCTGTCCGTATGCTTTGATACAACCTTGATTTCAACGTAGCAAGGTTCGTACTGATATACTCCGTTATGTTCTGCAGAGCCTTCGTAAGAACTTCCGACATACCCATTCGGGCGTGCCTTCGATGCATCCCACGACCAGTTCATCTGAACATCGAAGATCATCGTGCAGGCAATCTTTACTTTCAGTTGGCTGTATCTTGTCGCAACCGCCAATCCATCGAAGACATCCGATAGGCTCGTTGGCTGGAAGTCAAGAATACCGAGGTCTGTTGTTGCGAAGAAAGAACCTTCAAAGTCGCCTACTACCGTCTGCGCATCTGCCTTCCTTGTAATCAGTGGGACAGCAAGTCCCTTGATGGTCTCTTTCGCTTGGTTGCTCCATCCGAATGCAACCCCAGTCTGTGCCGTGATAAGGTCTAGGATATATTGCACCGTGACGGATGGCTGGATTGCTCCTTTCTTCAGATATGCGAATGAGCCGCCACCGAATGCATAAGTATGTGCTTCGCTGCTGGTTCTCGCTCGGTTCTCTGTCTCGCTCTTGACCAGAACGGTCGTACCAATGCTGTATTCTTTGATTGCGTTGATAACAAGCCACGCTGCCGTGGATGGTGCTTGCAGGTCTACATCTATTGGCTCGCTCTCGCTGGTGTACATAACGCTGTATGGTGCAGAACTCGATGTCTTGTGCTGTGTTCCACCCGATACGTAGTAGTTGCTTTCCGCTCCTGCACCTGCTATCCAGTAGAGCATTCCGTCCTTTGATGGTTTCACGTATACGAGCCTTCCTGCCTGCTTATAATTGTGTATGTTAACCGTGATTTCAGTTCCACCCTTGTCTGCTGGAACCTCTTCCACTCCCCATGCTTCTGCAAAGCCAGTGGATGGGTCGTAGCTTCCGTATTCCACCTGCCCTGCTGGTGCTCCATCCTTCAATGCAAAACGGATGCTGATTGTTGTCATAGCCGCTTCCGTGTCTCCGCTGGCGCAAAGTGTTCCTGCACCGATAGCCGTTGACAAAATAGGGTCGGGTGCGGTTATGGTCGGATTGGTTTCCATCTCGTATGTTCCTGCTTCCGCAGCAAGGCTTACTACGTTCTTGTTGCTGTCGAGTATTGCCCATGTTCGGTATTCGCCCTTTCCCAATACCGTATCGATTGTTGCTCTCATTCCTGCCGTGAATGGTATGATGGCGCACCGGTAGGTATCATCGTTCAACACCTCGCCCGACACGTAATTTCCGACCGCTGTTCCAGTTCTTATCTTTCCGTCCATGAGCGAGTATGTCGTGTCGCTGTTCCCTCCCACGTTACGGTCATATCCCTGCCACTCCTCGCTTGATGTCTTGACCGCTGCCGTATCGTAGCTTCCATAGAAAACTCCCTCCGATATTGCCTTCTCGTAGGTGTCGTAGCTGTTGGATCTGTTGAACCGCATATACTTCGTGCAATTCAGCTCGTTCAGCTTCAAGTCAGACGATTGGAGTGTCTCCAGTGCTTGGAACAATCCCCAATAAATCGAAATTTCGATGGTTTCCTTGACGCTGAGGACGCTTGCCCTGCCGCTGCGGATAATCTCTAGCCCATTGCGGAAATAACGAGCTGTGTGGAAAATATAGGGGTATTTGCTGCTGGTGCTCGGTTTCCCTGCAAACTGCAAGACCGCCATGTTGTGTGCGGTCTTGGGAAGGTTGATGGTGTATGTCGTGTTGGCGGTCATTTTCGTGATATCACGGAAAAGGTTGCTCTTGATGTCGAGCGTGATTGCCGATTCCTCGCTCATATCCATAAGTGCACCGTCTATGTATAGTTGCTGGTCTGTCATAGCTGCTGAATCTGTGTATTGTTAATAACCAGGTTGCAGACGAAATCCTGCAACTCTGCTGTTGTCTTGGTGTACGTTCCTGCCTTGATTGTCACGCTCTGCCACTTGTTGCTGCCGAGGTACATGTCAACGACTGGGCTGCTGGTCAGGTCTTGCAGAAAGTCGAACGTCTCGCTGTCTACCAATGGTGCGCAAAGCGGAATGGTGTCTTCCCTGCTGTAGCCTTGCCTTCTTCCGTTCGCTCCGAGGTATCCGAATATCGTATCGTCATACTCTCCGAGGTTGTTGCGCAGGAAGCTGGTGTCGCTGCTTATCGCCCTGCTCTCATCGCCTTGCGTGAATAGCCAGTAACGATAAAAGCCATGTCGGTCACCCCATCGCAGATAGATACCCTTTTCCGTGTTGTCTGCCTTGATGAATGCCAGTTCCGTGTACTTGCTGCTGGTCTTCAAGTAGAACGTGAAGTCGAAGGTCGTGTCGAATGTCGCCTGCTGTATCTTCCCGCCATAGTCCTTGATGGAGTAGTCCTTCGCTCCTGCCTTCAAGACCTTGCTGGTAATTTCATAAATACCCTGCCCAGCGAGTTCTATCAGCTTGCTAGTTATCCTACCGTCCGCATATACCAGAAGGTCGTCAGCTTCACTCATATAAATGCCGAAGGAGAAAGGGAAATGAGTGAACCATGTCAGCTGCTTGCGTCCGTTCCACGTCTCTCCTGCCCTCATCGCTCCCCACACGTAGAAGGTCGTGTAGCTGAATGTCGCGATGTCGCTCCCCTTGCTGTTCTTGACCTTCACGGAAATATTGAAGTTTGCTCCGAGGTTGCTCTTCTGGCTCTCCTTGCTGTAGTCCAGTTTCCCAAAGCTGATGCCATCGAAGAGTGCCTGCACATATTCCCGATAGTCCATGATGCAGCTGTCCGCAAATGCTTCCACGCTGTACGTGTGCGCCTTGGTCTCCCTGCTGATGGTTGTCTCGATGCTTGCTACGCCAGAGCCGCTTGCCTTGATGATGCAGGGCAGGAATGCGAAGCCTACAGCGTCCGCATACTTAATCGTGATACCGTTTATCGTTGTCTGTCTCATACCGTCTCATTGTTAAGTTTGATGCTTCCCACCGACTGGTGGATTAAGAAAATAAGCCGCTGCCCCAACCGCTTCATCGTGTCGGGCACTACGTTGCTGTATACGTCTGCCCTGCCGCCAGTGCGGTGCAGTCTAGAACCCTTGGTGGCGATTGTGTGGGCGATTGCCCCTGCCATGCTCATGTCTCCACGCTCCTGCGGTGTATACTTGTGCGGTCGCTGGGTCTTGTAGGGGATAGGTCTGCCGTGCAGCCCCTTGTCTTTCATCCACTGCCGGATGATGCTACGGAAGCCGTATGGTATCTTCCCTGCCCTGCGTCCGGTTTCGAGAACCCCGAATGGCTTGTGTCCCCATAGGATGGTTTCTTCCTCGCTGGGCTGCTCCACCTTTAGGCTCGCTATGGTGCGCCCCGATGCGTTCTGTCCGTTGATACGAATGTGGTTGATGATAAGTTGCCTTGCTCTCTCCACTTCCTCACGCATGATGAGCGATGCCGCCTTGGGGTCGAATTGTATTCCTCCCTTGCTCATACCTCACACCCTCCTATGCTCTGTGTCAGTTGCAGGGAGTACATCACGCCCGACACGATCGTGCTCAAACGCTCGATGATGGTCTCGTAGTACTGCTGCCCTTCCAGCGGTTCGAACTGGTGCGACTGGTTGATGGCTCGTATCATCTTCGCCCCTGCCACCTTCATTCGGTCGATGCACTCTCCGTTGTCTTCTCCTTCCGCTGCCCTCGGTACGGTGTCGAGATAAGCCAGGGCAACGTTCACGGTGTCGTATACCCTGCCGTTGCGTATCTCTGTCGTGCCGCTTGCTGGTATGATGCAGACGATTGCCGGATAGTTCAGTTTCTCCAGCTTGGTGTCCGCTGTGTCCCAGTCCTCGAATAGGTAGGTGTAGTCTGGTAGCGTGTCTGCTGCCAACTGCTTCAATGTTTCTCTGATTGTTGCCATAATTATCTAGATTTTCGTTTCATTTCTTCCGCTTGTAGCTTCTGCAGGTTCCGCTCGTACACGCTTCTCTTGTTGTCCATTTCCATGCACTTGTAGATGCGAAGCCATGGTGTCTTCAATACTTGGTCGTGGTCGCTGATGCCCATCCTCACTGCATACCAGTCCAGCATGCCGAACAGTCCGAAGCGCAGGGTGTCGATGCCTGCCTCCTTCTCCAGTCTCGTTGGCTTCGCTGTGTCGGTGCTCTCAAAGAGCTTGTTGATGCGCTCCACCTCTGATGTTACCCAGCCGATGAGCATAACGACATCAACCGCCCTAGCCTGCTCCACTTCCTTGTGGCTCAGACCTAGGACGGTTGTCACTATCTGATACAAACTTTCCTCGCTGTCTGATAGCTTGGAAAGGTCAATCAGCTGCCCTATGGATAGCTGGTTGAGATTGTCGGGCACTTGTTTCCCTCCGACAAATGCAGGTCGCTGCTGCTTGCCGATTTTGTAGCTGGTGTGCCTTGCAATAGCCAGCCAATACTTGAATGTCGTGTTCTTATCCATACGCTTAATTTATCTAGTTATTGTCTCAATACGTGCGCCCTAGCCGTTCCATGGCTTGCTACGGATAACTTCTTCAAGGCTACGTATCGTATTGCGTCTATGCCGTGGTTAAATGCGTCTATAGGCTGGTTCGTTGTCTCTCCATCCCTTGACTTCTTCCACTTGTATTGCTGTAGGTTCTCTGTTATTCCGTGGCTTCGTCTTGTCACGTTGATACGGAAACGTTTGAGGATATCGATACCGTTGTTGATGCTGTCCGCTCCCTTGGTGCTTGGTATTATCCACAGCCCTTGGTTGTGTATCTCTTGTATGCTCTTAGGCTCTGCCGAATCCGCAATGATAAGGTCTCTTTTCGTCAGTCCTTGCTCCTTGCATCTGTCTGCGATGTCTTGGTTCGTCAGCCCCGGCTGGTAGATTTCTTCGTCCACCCATAACTCTCCGTGCGCCAATATAACGTGCTCCAGCGCAGTTGGGTCGTTTGTAAATCCGAAGTCCATACCCCTGCATTCCATCTTCCACTCCTCCCTTGGTGGCAGCTTGTCAACGATTCCCCAATTGGTAAAGATAAGCCCAGTTATCTTTCCAGTCAGTCCACGCGCATATACTCGCCACAGTTCTGGGTCGTCAATCTCCTCAATCTTCTTGTGCTCCTGCGCTGTTAGAAATCGGTTGTTCCGGTGGTCACTCAGGATCAGTCGGCAGTCATCCCTTCCGATGATGTTGTTGTGCACCCAAAACCTTGCACTTGGGTTGTAGTCGATAAAAACCTGCTTTCGGGTTCGGATGGCAAGCTGCCAAAACACTTCGTAGGGCACACCGTTCGCTTCGTTCACGAACAGGTAGTCACGCTTACCGTTCTTGGCATCCTGCGCATCTTGGTAACTCTTGAACTCGATGATTGAACCGTTCTTTCCTCGGTAGCTGCTGTCGCTCTTATTGTTCTTGAACCAGTCCAGCAGCTCTGCCCTTGTGTGCAGTATGGTGTCGAGGTCTCGCATGGCTCCCACCTTTAGGTTCGGGAGGTCTTGGCCACATACTGTGATAATTGCCATGGGGTGTTCAAAAGAAAGCACTATAAGACGCTGCATAATGGTGTATGTCTTCCCCGAGGACGTACCGCCTTGGTTCACGAGAAACCTTGGCTTCACGTCCGCATTCGGTTCATAAAGTTCACCAATAACGTCAAATAGTGCCATTCTTTCAAACAATAAAACTTAAAACAAATTATGGTCAAAATTAACCTATATCCAATCCCTCACGCTCGATTACTTCCTGCTCACTGGATGCACACTGGTGTCCCGAGTTGACGTATCGTACCTCGATGCCGCCTTGGAAGCCTGCGTTCAAATCAAGTACAACCTTATCCAGTCCGAGCAGCTTGCAGATTTGCGTCTCAGCCTTTAGGATGATGTCAAGATACCTTGGGTCTCCTAGTCCTCGCTTCTCAGCATCGTACATTATCGCCTTGACGGTATCCATCGTTACAACCCCAGTGTCTGGATCCTTGTTAGGCAGTCCGACTTGTGTCTGTTTCTTGCTGTTGTAGTCCGCTTTGGATTTCTCCCATGCGTCCCAGGCTTCACGTATTACCAGCTTCAACCTTGCCACCTCGCTTGTTATCTTTTCGTCCGTGTCGATCAGTCTCTCTTCCCTCCACTCCTTCAATAACCGCTGAATGTCGCAGTGCGCCTGATTGTATTTCGGTCTGTCGAGCCGTTTCCTCACCTCTGCCGTGATTTCTCGCTCCGTCCATCCCTTGCGGTATAGGGGTGCGATAATCTGCAGGCGGTTTTCGATTTCGATTTTCTGCGCTCGATGTTTGTTGTTGTTACCTTGTGGCATAGTTATTTTTATTAAAATCAACGCAAGTTGCGTTTTCTTTGCAGGGTAAACAAATTGCCCACCTAAACAATTTTAACGCAACTGCGAGCCTTATTTGGCTCCGTTATACTTATAGATAAAATTTCCATCCGCATCTTTGCCGTCAGGAACTAGCGCTCCCTCAAATAACTTGTATGGACTTTGCCCATTTTGAGGGTTATTCCATAGCCAACGCATATACTGCGCCATCGTCATTCCGTAGAAGTGAGCTCTTTTTTCCGAAGAATTACGATTAAATCCTTGCGCCCGCCCCCATTCGTATTGATGCAGGATTTGTATATCCTTGCATACTTCCGCATAAGTTACGATACCATTTTTCTTAGCAATCTGAAGGGCTTCGCACCACTGACCCCTAGAGTAGTTCCAGTTAGAAGGAAGTCCGCAGCAACTGCCATTGTTACATAGCTCCTTAAAATGAGCGTCAGATACATAGAATCTCATATTTACTTCCTCGCAAAGTTCCTTCATATTCTTGAAGAATGGTTCTTTAACTTTTCGGTTCAGTCTGAGGTAGCCGCAAGATACACTATACTTCTTGTAGAACTTCATTACATCGAAGCCGCAAAGTTCATTCAGTTTCGGCATAAAAGCCTTAAGCGTAGGACTTCGTTCCTCAACGCAAAAGAACTCTGTGCTCAATGCGCTGGCTCCGCAATTCGATGCAGCCTTGATTAGATCAAGATAAGATGGTGTACTTACTCCAATGATAAAAGGACGCAATCTTAATGTCGCCCCCCCCAGCTCCAGCGTTAGCAATTCTCTCGATAGCTTTCAAGCGTTCCTCGGGAGAATCTACGCCACGTTCGATAACATGCGCCTTGCGCTCATCTAGTGTGATTATCGAAAACTTAAAATTCCAGTTTTTCTGACCACGAATCAAGTCCATATAGCGCTTGTCTTTAGTAAACCAAGTAGCCTTGCTGGAGAAGCACAGAGGGTAATCTATATCCTTGAAGAACTTAAGCAATTCGAGCGTCTTTCCGTACTTCCTTTCAAAGTTATCGAACTGGTCGCTCATTCCACCCCACTGCATAACCTTCCTTTGCTTGATGTATTCGGAAAACTGACCAGCATATTTGTCGGGCTCGGTGAACATTTTTTTTATTTTCTCAACGTTAACTGGATTGACTTCCTTATGAGCATAACCTTCCTTGCCGCCACCAATACCGCGTTGGAACTGAGCAAAACAATACATACACCCGAAGGAGCAATTGCTATAAGTATCAAAGGTCATCGGCATTGAGCAATCTGCAATTTCAGCCGTCCACCTTGGTGATTGATAATAAGCCATATCTTTATATTTTTAAAATCAGAAGAGAATCGCCGCCACGGTCTCCAATGACCTCAAACCCAAATTTAAGATAGAAGTCCTTGCCGTCGTGCGACCTTGTATAAACACGACTATACCCACATTGCTTAGCAAACTCAATCGCTCTATTCAGAAGTTTTTTCGCAAGCCCTTGATGCTTGTGGCTGGAGCGTGTAGCCATACCGATGATGCGAAAATATTTTTTGCAAAGAGTTCCGATGATAAAACTATTATCTGTATGCTCGCAATATAGTTTCGCCTTACTCTTGTAGGTAATATAGCTCGCATATGAGACGTCTTTCACGGCTTGCTTGCTTTCTGAATCTCTAGCTATAGAGGTAAGCAACTTTGCATCGAAGTTACTTGCTATCTCCATTCTTTAGCTCGTCTAAATTGTAAACAACCTTGTCTATCTTAGCAACTCCAATCAGAGCGGCTAGATAATCCTCCTGCTCCTTGGAGTAAACGATGATTATTCTCTGTTTCTCCGTTTCGTCATCGCCTTGTATGTCGGGCAGGTCGTCAGGTGTAAGGTCTACGCCTTGTAACTCCTCGGGTAGTTTATCCTCCTTCTTTTCTTCAAAACCTGCCAGCTGCCAGTCTTCCATACCCCAATCTTTGAGAAGGTCGGTATTCCAGGCATTCGCCAGCATATTCGTGTCCCAGTCTCCGAAGCCCACATTATCCTTGATGATAAACTCCTTTTTCTGTGCCTCGGTGAGGTCAGTTGCGTTCACGATGGTTGCAACTGGCTTCTTGCGCCAGCCCTCCCAGTACTTCAAGAGCGCATCAACTTCGCCCTGCGTGAACTTCTCGCCATCGCTGATGGTAAAACGCAGGGTATCCCAGTCCATCGACACGATGTGCTTGAGGGCACGCAGGCGCATATTGCCACCCAGCACCGTCATCGTCTCATCAACAACAATAGGACGAATGGTCAGCATTCTAGGGAATACGAGAAGGCTCTTCACCAACTTCTGAAACTTCTCCGTGGTGATGGTTCTCGGGTTCTCCTCATTCTCCACAACTCTTGATAGTGCAATTTCTCCTGTTTTCATATTTTTCTTGTTTTAAGCTCGAAATTAATGCTTATTTGGTAAACATTGGCGCAAAGATACGACTTTTTCGCTTTAGTTGTTCGTTCTTCGCACACTTTTAACTTTTCTCAACACTTTGCTTTCCTCTTATCCGTCAAAGGCTCTGATGGTCTTCTGCAGGGTTGTCTGCGGCTTCTGTGGCTTGACCTTGACGGGGAATCCTGCACATACCCACGCGAGAAGAAGTGCGTCTCTCTGGTCTTGGTTCATTCTCGGCATCTTTCCGTCTGAGCTCATGAAGTAGGCGATTTCGTCTTGTGTTATTTTTCCGTCCTTGCCTTTCCAGCACTTCTTCAAAGGTTTTATTATCTCGTATGGGATATTGTAATGTTTGCAGCACTCAACGATTAAGATTCCGGTCTGATGGTTCATTCCGGTAGAGCGTCCGATTGCTGCTGCCTTGACTGCTGTCATGAACCGATTAAGCACATGCCAGTTGCTCTTGTTGAGCCAGCCGCCTTCAATAACGACCTTGACCTTCTTGCAGCTTTCATTCATTGCCCTTATGTAGTCAATCAAAGCTGGGAAGTTCATCTTGTAGGCTAGAAACTTTCTGTCATCATAGACTGTACCTACTCCGCTTTCCTGGTTGTCGGGGTCGATGCCGATTATAACTGTTCCTTTTTCCATTTCGTTTTCTTTTGTTTTACTTTCGTTTTATTTTTGATTTTCTTTTTTTTGTTATTTTCTTGAAATTTTCGTTTTAAGCCGTTATCTATGTGTCTGTGGGTAGTTGTTCGGGTTGCGGAATCTTACGTGCGTGTGTGCGCTTGTGTGCGCTTGTGCGCTAGCTCCCTACTATTCCTATCCTCTACCCTATAGTCCCTTCTCCTTTCATTGTCTCTTGCTGGCTTGAAACGGAAAAATCGAGGGAGTGCCTGCCGATTTGCAAATAGGTGAATATCTTATATCGAACGAGTTTATTTTGCAAACACTTCCTCTTTGGATTTTGGATTTAATATAATAGCAAGAAAATTCTCACATGGGATTCTTGCCCTAGACTATCTTTTTGTTTATTTCTTCATGTTCCACCTCGCTTTCTTTGTTTAGAGTGGGCAGCGTTGAAGGTCTGCCCAGCTGGTTAAAAACTTATTTACTGTGATTCAAGGATTGCTCCTTCTTTTTCTTGACACGCTCTGCAAGCCACTTGAAGTGCTCTGCCGCCTTCGGGTCTCGGAAGATTGAAGCCTGCACTTCCGGATTGATTCTTTCCAGCTTCTTTCTTTCGGCTTGAAGCCTGCGCTGTTTCTTCTGCTTGTCGTTGTATTCCTTGATTTTGTCAGGGTTCGCCTTTCTCCAGTTGCTGGCGTACTCCAGCATTCTCTTTCGGTGCTTGCAGTAGTACTCATGGTTGTAAAGAGAAGTCTTTTCCCTTCGCTTTTCCTGCTGCCTTTTTCCGTACATCTTGACCTTTTCGGGGTTCGCCCTTCGGTATTCTCGGTTCTTCCTCATCAACTCCTCACGGTGCAGCATGTAGTATCTGTGTCTTCTCGCACGCCTGCGCTCCTCGAGTTCCTTGTCCGTGAATTTCTTCCTCTGTCCCATTGCATTCATTGATGTCTTGGTGTTCAACATATTGCCTGCGAGGTGGGCAGTACCTGCCGTTGATGCAGTTTCTCCCTCCCTCGCAAGCCTTGCATAATTCACTCGCCATACGTCCACTAGAATGGTAATGGTAAATCCTCGCCTTCGTAGTCAGCGAAGGCGATATTCTCGTGCCCCTCGTATGGGATGCAGTGTTCGAAGTCCGCTGGCTTTCCGCTGTATAAAGGCAATACGTTGTATCTATTCGTACAATTCTCTCCATGGTCACGAATAAATAATGCAGGACGCCACTTGAATCCGCTTCCGATGCTTACCAGCACCTTGTCAAAGGTCTTGAAGTCTGGCTGCGCCATCGCTTCCTTCTCTTTCTTCTCCCAAATGGAGTAATGCTTGTTGAACAGTTCGGCTTCGTTCTCTGTCGCTTCTCGCAGTTCCTTGTGCAAACTGATATTCAGATAGAAGGTTTCGTTGGCAATGAAATACTCGGTCTCAATTTCGTACTGCTTGCCGAATGTCAGCGTGTCTTTGCTCTCGTCTTTATCGATGAGCTTGCCAATGACCGTCACATCGCCATCCTCGTCTTCTTCGTTGAAAACGTAGAGTTTGCCGATTTCAAACGCTGGCTTCTTCGGCTTCTCAATCTCCAGGGTTTCACGGTTCAGCTCTCCACCGAGCCGCTCTTCAACGAATCGGATATATCCTGCTGGATCATCGCTCTTGACCCAATCGGCTGTTCGGAAACTTGAAGCACGCTTGTAATACAAGCATTCTCTCTCCTTGACGTATCTTCCGAGAAAGCGTGTCTTCGTCTCATCCTCGTATTTCTCGAATGTGCAGATTCCTTGTACTCCCTTGTCGCCTGCAAACTCCAGCACGTCTCCCTTCTTGAAGAACCTGCTCCAGTCTCTCATTTCCTTTGATGGGAAGAGCAGGACTTCTCCTCCCTTCATCCATTTGCCGTTCTTGTCGAAGGCGTACTCTCCGTTCTCGTCCTCAGTCCAAATTGCTTCCGCTTTCTCCTTGTCTGCTGCAACTGAAGTGAACTCAACATTTCCACAAAGTAGGGTGTAAAGTGGAGTACCATCGGGCATTCCCTTTAAAAACTCATAAATATCAAAATCTTTCTGTTCCATAATCTGAATGTTTTTTATTGTTTGTTACTCTTGTTTCTTTTGTCTGTTATATCTTCACGTGTCCGAGCTTCTTGTAAAGTTCCACAAGCTCCAGGGTGTCTAGCCAGAAGTCGGTGTTGCCAACGTATACGTGACGTCGGTGGCTGTCTGTGATGATTTCAATCTTTTTCATTTTCAACTACGTTTAAAATTGTCCGTGTCCGCATTGTAATCCTTTAGGATACATTCTAGTGCCTTGATTTCATCATCTGCCAGCCAGATGTCTCTGTCGTCAACTGACAGATGATGAAGACCGCATTCACGGACAAGTATGATATTATTAACTCTGTTCATAGATAACTATTTGAAAAGTTCCATCTGTGGATGGATGATGTTCATGCGCTCCTTCTTGGCAATCCATGCAAGAACCTTGGTGTCCTTGGTCTGTTGCTTTCTGTTCTCCATCTGTCGTATGATGAAGCTGAGAGCATCGTGCAATGCCTTATTTTCCGTCTCGTAGAAGATTGCCGATTTGTCGTATCGGCTTGGATAGTCTGCCGGAGCACCGCTGTCGAAGTCGGAAAGGCTGATGTCGTAGCCCCATATCCATCCGTACTGGGTATTGGCGGTCTTCACTGCCCAGCATGAACCGGTGTCTGCCTTGCGCTCCATGATGTGCGGATTGATGCATACATCGTTGATGTTGTACTTGAATCCGTCATGCTCTGCCACTGGCTTGTTGATGTCGTACTTGTGCTCTTTGAGCCAGTCCGTCCAGTCGCTAACGGTCTCGAAGACAAGCCCTGCGGCTCTGCATTCGTGGAATATTAATTTCTCTTCTGCCATAGCTATCCCTCCTTCATGTACTCAATAAGTTCCTCACGCTGCTCAGGTGTCAGAGCGTCTGCGATGCGCTCGGCTGCATCTTTCTGGCTGTTGACGTCCAAGCTCTCGAATGCTTGCACAATGATGTCGGCAGCAGTATCATATTCAAGATACGACATATTGTCATTTACAACATTATATCTGCTGTCTTCGTCAAATAAGTTACGGAACATGTCAACCAAAAATTCCTCTTGACCTTTATTCGATAAACCGTTGAACATTTCTTCGAGGTCGATGTCAATGCTCTGTGTATTGTATTCTGCCATAATTCTTTCGTTTTAAGCGTTTAAAATCTGTTTGCCTTATAATTTACCGCCCGAAGCGTGAAAACGTCTCAGAGCGGCTTATTTTACCCTCATTCGTTATTTTTCGGGCTTCCAGTCGATGCCCAGCCGCTGCAGAACTCCCTGCTCGTAGAATCTTTCCAGTGAATCCTTGGCTGGCTTGTTCCGTGGGTTCTTCTTCAAGTCGTCCAGGTTCTGCTGGATTACCCATCTGAACTTGTCGTCTCGGCTCTGCCGGCTCGATGGCTGCTGGTGCTTGGCTTGCTCGTAGCGTTCCCCGATGCTCGGTCTTTCCGTTGCCGATGGATCCTGCGCCTTGGCTGCTGCCTGCTGCTGGCTTCCTGCTGGCTGCTCGTTGTCGTAGTTGCCTTCAAGCACCTTTGGGAAATTGGAAGGGCACATCATCCAGTCGAAGCTGGCAACCCATCCCTTTCCGTTCTTGCCGTTCATGAAGTCACTCTCCATGGCTTTGTCGATTGCCTTGTAGACCTTCTGAACGTCCCCTCCGTATTCCCTTATCCTTGCACGCACGTTGCTCTTGCGCTGGTCGCTCATCAAGGTCAACCTTCGCATTGCGCTGCCCGATTGGTCATGCTTGGTGTTCCAGTATTCCTTGATAGCCGCAAAATCAATCTTGGCGCATCGTCTGGCTTGGTCAACTTTCGGATTTTCCGAAATTGACAAACCTTCTTTAGAAGGTATATTATCTGTTTCTTTAGAAACATCATTATCATCTACATATTCATTTACATATACATTATCATTATCATATAAGGTTTTTGAAAAAACCTCTTGGTTTTGTTTGGTTATTTCGGAAACCTCTTGGTTATTTTCTAAACCAATTGGTTTTTGCTTATCCTCTTGGTTTTTTCTTGGTCTGCCACCCTTCTTACCGTTGGCTCGCCATCGTTCGACCTTCTCTTCGTACTTGGCTTTATTCCGTTTTATATCGTCAATGATAAAGCTAAAAGCCATGCGCACGACTGGTTCGAGTTTGATACTCTTTCCATCCCTTGCGTAGAGAAATATCGCCCTCGTAAGCTGTCCGAGTTGTTCATCGGTCAGTCCCTCGATGAGAGCGTAGTATGATGTGTATAAGATAAATGAATCGTTCATGATTTTATTCCGATAATGATAATTTCTTTTCCAGCTTCCGTTTGAGCACGGTAGCCATGCGGATTCTGTTCTGCTGGCTTGTGTCGGTCGGTGCTGTCACTTTCCTACCTAGGAAAATATAATTCTCCAGTTGGGAAATTATATTCTTTAGGTCGGTCTTTGATATTTGAACGCTAGCCATAAGCCTTACTTGATAAGTAATCTTCTTGCTCCCTGCACCTGCTTGATGTAGGCTGCGCATTCCTCCGGATGGTCTGTCTGAAAAGCCTTGGCATCGAATTTCTCGCTCGCCTTCGGTGCTTTCCACGTTGCCAGCGTCTTGCCGTTTCCGTCCACGATGCTCTCTGCGTCCCCGAAGAACAGCTTCAAGTTGTCCTCGATTTCCTTCTGTCGGTTCTCCAGTGTCTTGCTCTTCTCCTTGATGTCCTTCAACTCGATAAGCATGTCCCCGACTTCTGCAGTGGCTTCTATCTCCTTTCCTGCCTTGTGCAGCGGTGACTTCAAGAGAACGTCTTGTGCGCTGTATGCAGGTGGCTCTTGGTTGCCCACGATGTAGTCAAGCCAAAACTTGGTAATCTCGTCACGCATCCATCCGAAGAATTCGGGGTCGAAATCGATGTCACGGTAGCCGAACTCCCTGCCTGCTGTCAGCCAGGCAAGTGCTCCATCCTTGTATTCGCCCACTCCGAGGTTCATCTGAAGCTGGCAGAACCAATGTTTCGGGAGGTCGTCTGCATCTATCTGCATCTGCGTTGTCTTGCACTCCAGGATGCTCTTACTGGCTTCGTTGTGCGTTGCTCCAACTCTCCAGAAGGTGCGGTCAGGAGATACACGCAAATATGGTGCATCGGTGTTCGTGATGGTGTAGTCGTCCGTACTTGCCTTGATGATGTGGCAATGGCTCTCTCGCTTGTAGAACTGCGCAACTGCGTCCTCAAGAATGTGTCCTGCAACCATGGCGAAGTTCTCTACCTTTGGTGGGTCGATGCCCTTCTTGCGTCTCCACAGCTGGTATGGGGTCTCCCATGGGTTCAAACCGAGTACCGTGCCTGCTTCTGATGCACCAATACCGTTCGAGCGGTTCTGCAACCACTCCTCTCTGTTCTTGTACTTGATTATCTGTTTCATTGCCTGAATGTTTTTATTTATCCATTAAGAATTTTTTAGCTGCTCTAATAACAATCGAGCGGAGGAACTTATCATCTTTCATATTCTGATAAATTCCGTCTGCGAGGAGTTTGGTATTGCCTGCGTAACTCACAAGGAAATCGTAGCCTGGACTTCCCTTTTCGTCTACATCTCCAGTGAACTCCGCTGCAATCTGCAAATAGCTTCTACCCTCATTGTTTTCCTCTGCCCATACACCGAATCCCTTTGAGGTCTTCTCGAAGTAATTATCAATGGTGTTCTCTTGTCTCTGATTGTCTGTTTCGTTCTGTTTGTTCATTGTTTTACTGAATGTTTATTAAAAGTTGCCACGGCTTCCCTTATTCGTGATGGGTTCCCACCCCATAGGTTGCACCGTGGCGGTTCGGGCAAACGTTATAACTTTAAAAATGAAAACTACTTCTTTGCTGCTGTGCCAGTCTTGCCTTGGCTACGGCTCATTGCCTTCTCTGCCTTCTGCTGTGCGCTCTCGGCTGCTGCCTGCGCCTGCTGTGCGATGGCTTCCTGCTGCTTCGGCTTCTTGAAGGTCTCCTCTACGGTGGTCGTGCCTTCCTTGATGGCGTTGTATACACCGCCCAGCTTCTGAATGTCCTCTGCAGTGACTTCCTCGGCTGATTTTTTCCCGATGTAGTCCAGCAGCATAATGTCTGTAACCTGGTAGGCTTGGAAGCATGCTACACAACTCTTCCACTGGCTCTTGACGCCAGTCTGCTTGATGTGCTCCAGTGCCTTTGCCTGCACCTCCTTGACTACGCTTGCTATCAGTACCTGCGGCACGACCTTGCAGATTGCGTTACGCTGGGCGATCGCCACGGCTGCATTGCCAACTACTACCTGCATGTCCTGCGAGTAGGTGTATCCTTTCGATGTCAGAATGCTGCGTTTTACCTCCACTGAGTAGGCAACGTTGCTCTCGAGGTCGTGACAGACACCCTGCGCTGTGATGGTCTTTCCATCGTTTGCGATGATGCGGCCAGCGATGCGCAGGTTCTTCCAGCAGGCAGAAATAATCTCTGTGAATCTCACGCTAGGACCCTCAATAATCGATACCTGGCCATCCTTTCCCTTGCGTTCGAGGTGGTAGAAACAGTTGTAGGCCACGTCATCGTCCATCGCTGCCAATGCTACCATGTTCTTCTTGCATTGCATGATGTCTCTCGGAAACTTGTGCGCTGTCGCAATCTGTCCGTCAATCTCCGAGCGGTTGATGGCTTCCAGCATTTCGCCACCGCTCACTTGAATAATCTCATTTTCCATAATTCGTTCAATTTTTTGTTCAACTTATTGTTCATTAACTCTAGTGGAAGGCTGGGGATTCGAACCCCAGTTGGTGACCAAAATTTACCACCACCCTTGCCTGCTGCTGATGGACGCCCTTCCGTTATAGGGCACACGCTGTTTCCGCATATCTGTGAGCTTATCAATAAAAATGCAATTAATTCTAATAACCTTACTAACTGGTATGAGTTATGCGTGCGCCCTGCCCCTACCGCTGTAGGGAAATCATATAATTGTACACAAAATCATGTGGTTTATATCAGTCGAGCCATGAGACTGTCGAGCCTGCTTTCCTCGAAAGCGTCCATCGGGTCTTGCTCTCGGACTGCGTATTGGCTGTTCTCTTCCAGCCAATCGTCCATCACGTCTTGATAGTTAAGACAACCCTCGATGGCTTTCTCCAGTCTCTCGCTGTCGTTGTTGCTGGTCTTGTGCGTTACAACAGCGATGTTGCCAACGCTTCCGCACCATACGCAGATGTCGCCAGCCTTGGTCTTGATGTCTACCCTCGCTGTCGCTGGTCGCTGTGGATCTCGTTCTATCTCCTGCCAAACGGCATCGTACATCGCCTTCCTGCACTCCTCGATAATTTTTGGTTTCATAATGCTAAATTCGTCTTTTAATCACGACATTCCATTTGTCTTCCGGGAAAATCTTACGGATTGTTTCGATACATTTATTAAGTTCTTTGAGTGAGCAAAACGCTTCCACCATGTCACCTTCTTTGTACCATTCCCATCTTTCTGTGTCTGATGCTTCTTCTTTAGAAAGAGGTCTGACTATACTCGCTTTGAAACTCTGGTACTCGTTAGGAATTTCTATACCACCACAGTATCCTCCTATAGTTGTGTTTCCGTTTCTGTTTTCCACAGGAATACTAATAGAACAATAGTAATGCTCTGCTCCACCACAATAACCTATATAAGAAGTTATGTAAAACTCCACATCACGCTTTCCTTTCGTATAACTACCTATTGTGGTATATTGCTTACCATTAAGGCTGAAGGTGAAGCCTGTTCCAATCGTGCTAGGAATAGGAGCTTCCATTTCTGCAATGTCTGCACCACGTTCCACTTGTATCATTTCTTTCCAGCTCATAACCTTACCGTCTGTTTAAATAGTTGAAGAATGTCAGACGTGCATCCGCTAGCGTCTGCTTGTTGAACTCGCTCATCGGGAGTACCGGTATTCCGTCCAATGAAAGACAAAGCATGTTGTCGAACTCCCTAACCTGGATGCGTCTTTCAGCTTCCTTCATGGTTGCCAGTCGCTTGCTGTCCTTTCGCTCCTGCTCCCACTTGGCGGTCAGCTGCTTCGCTTTTACGTATGCCTTCATCATAGGGCAACCCTCCATGCTTTCTTAATCTCGCTGCCCTCGATAACCTTGCGGTTGTCGATTCTGCGGAACTTGACCTTCATCTTACCTGCCTGCAACCATCTGCGCAGGGTGTTGCGATGTATGCCCAATGCCTTGCAGGTCTCTGTCATGGTGTATCTGCCTGCATCCGCTACCTTTGGTTCTACGTTCGTCATACCTATGCCCTCCAAAAGATTAAAGTTAATACAATGGCAACAAATGCCACGGATAACATTACGTCACTTGTCACAAACTCGATAAACTTCTTCATACTCTCTGAATGTTTAAATGGTTCTACTTACTTGCGCACGGCTGCACGTCTCTTCTTTGGTGTTATCAATCCAGCCTTTATGAGGATAACACGCACGTTCTGCTGGGTGCAACCAACACGCTGTGATACTGCGAGCATGATTCTGCTGTCCGATGTCTCGGCAGGTGCCTTTGCTCGGAAGTCTGCGAACATTGCAATGATGTTCTTCTTTCGTTCGTCCTGCTGCTTCTGCAACGGTGTTCGGAAATCATAGTTGAAATTTTCTCCCATTTTTTATTGCGTTTTAAATTATTTTCTTTATCTTTGCAAAAGAGTTTTTAAACTCGCTTTGAAATTCGAGTGCAAAATTAAACAAAAATGTTGAATAATAAACATTTTAGTCTTAATTTTAAAACTATTTTGTTTATTTTTAAAGAAATTTACAATATGAGTGGAGAAGAATTAAAACGATACATAAAGGCTAGTGGCGTGAATATGAAGACCTTAGCCGAGAATTTAGAGGTTAGTCCGCAAAACTTAAATAGTAAGTTAAATGCGAAGTCGTTGAAGGCTGATTTCATCGCAAAGATAAAAGCAATCATCGACAAATGCGCCCCTCCTCTCCCTGCGGAGATGGAAGCGGCTGTTATCGGTTCAAACACCAACGGTTCGAACAGTTCAAACGTTTCCCAGTCCATCGCTGGTGATGCTGCCTTGGCTGCTGAAAACAAGCTGCTGCGAGAACAGAATGAGTTCCTGCAAAGTCAAGTAAAAACGCTGCTTGCCATTGTTGGACAGAGATAATTTAGTAACTTTGCAGCGCAATGTGGATAGAAAAATTAGGCTCGTACTTCGTTGATGTGTCGAAATATATCTTGACTGGTGTCGTGATTAGTTCGCTATTTAAGGATTTCGAGGATAAAGTATTAATTTATATAGTTGGAATCGCCCTAGCCTTCCTCTGTTTGGTCGTGGGTCTCGTACTCAGCAACAAAAAGGACGAAAAGGGCAAAAAGGAAAAGGAGAAATAAATTATGGGAGTATATTTAGCTTTCTTGTTCGTGGGAGTGCCTTGTATGGTGTTCCTCGCATTCTGTCTCACCGGAAACGGAAAAAAATGGCTTAGACAAAATAACTTGCTTTAGCCTATGGTAACATATTTGTTTTTTAATGTATTCGTGTTCGTGGTGAGCGTTGCGTTTGTTCTCTTCTTGAAATCAAAGAGAGGGCAGAAGTGGCTGCGTGAACTTTAATTCTCGCTCCAGGTACAAATCAACTAAAATTCTAAGTAACATGAAAGATGAGGATTTCATCGAGCGGAAGGAGAAGAAGCTTCTTGCCGCCCTTGGCAAAAGCTGGCTATGGAAAGCCAGTAGGTTGATAATTGGCATCATCCCTCCAGTTGGTGCGCTTGTCATGCTGATACACTGCACCCTGCTCTCGTTCGGCTATCGTGTAAAGCTCACGGAGTGGATATTCGACTGCTCGTTATTTGGCTTCATTGCCTGGATCATCGTCAGCCTTGCCTATGGGTTCTGCTGGGTACATCGAGCGTTCGCTACCTACGGAGTGCTGATTTCGTTCTGCATCGACTTCCAGCGTTCCTTTGGGTTCGGGGTCTTGAGCCATCCGATGCACCTCCTGATGGTCGTCCTAGGTCTCTTCTTCATCTTCATCAAGAAAAAGGCTTGGAATGAGTTCTACGATAGAAATATTAATCATTTAAACAATTAGCGTATGGGAAGTTTCATTAATGGACTGGCAAAGGGTTTCGTCCGCTCTGCTGTCAATCAGGTAGGAAGGGATGCTGGTCGTGTTGTCAGTAACAGCATATATGGCGATGCACATTCAATACCACATCGCAATGTTTCCGCTGGTGGTGCTGGTCGTGTTTCCAGCGTTGGCAAGGTGGAGGATGAAGGAACTGTAATCATCGAGCCTTCGGAAGGAAAAGCTATTGCTTGGTGCGTGGTTGCTCTCTTCTTCAATTTCCTTGGTGCAGTCATCCTGCTTGTAGTTGGCTACAGAAAGCTGAAAAACAAATACGTTGCAAGTGCTTGGCATTATGAATCCCAGGCGGTCTATGTCGCTGATGGTCGCTATAAGGCTGGGGAGCGTTATGATGGGCACCAGTTAAGCAGACGAAAGATAGAGGTTTCTGCTGATGAGTTCATGATTGAAAAGAATGAGAAAATTGCAAAGATATATCTTTACGCTGGCTTTGCAATCCTCATTTGCTGCTTATTTGTTACAATTGCATCGATATGAAAAAGATAATAATGTTATTCGTGCTTGCGCTTGCGTGCGTGGGTGTGCAGGCGCAAACCCTAATGTCTAGAACAACATGGATTGAAGGCAATAGCGATATAAGTTATACCGTTTACGAGCCTGCAAAGGATACTGTTTATTTCTGCACATTCCGTGAAGGCTCTCCAGTTTCCCACGAGGTTACATTTAAATTCAAGGGTAGAAACGACCTAATCAAAACCCTTCTATTCATGTTTAATATTAGAGACGATGAAGGGTATGAGTACAGGCTTGACAAGACTATCGGGAAAAATACAATCTTGGTAGGCGATGAATCAAATTCCCTTCTCTTCGGATGGTATAAATACGTTACTGTCCGAAGTTCTGATGCAGAGATGCGTGAAGACGTTTCTGTGTCTCTTGATGACATAGGCAACAGATACCTCAAGCCACTTGGTGTTATTGTTGATACAAAGCTGGCGAAAAGAAAGACTAAACGAGACGAGAGACTTGCAGATAAAAAGCTAGACGATGCCTACAAATATTGATTACCTTCTCGCCTACGAGGAATACCTGCCAGTTCTCACCCCTTCCGAGGTGGATGGGCTGCTAGCTTCCCGTCCATCGCTGGCTCAGTTGCAGGACTGGTCTCAAAGATTGTATAACCATCGGGCAAGGCTGGAAAGTGTTTTCAGTCGTGCCTACCAAAAGATAAAATGATATGGAAGATAAAAATCTGATGTCCGCTGATGTGGATATAGTCGGTCGCTTCTTTGATGCCCTTGACCGTCTGAAGGATGACGGCTGCATAGGCGGTCTTAAAACGATAACCGACAGGTACGGTCTCAACCGCTGGAACACAATATCCCTGCGAGACGAGCCTGCCGAGTGCTACGGTCGTTTCCGTCCGTCTTGGGTGCAGTTCCTAGTCCGTGATTACCACGTCAACCCATATTGGTTACTTCTTGGTTCGGGTGACTTCTACGCTGCTGGCTTCACGTCAGAAATCGTGAAAAACCTGAATAAAAACTGCACGAAAAAATAG